AAACTTCTATCGAAACATTAACTGCTGAAGATAATGTAATTAGCTATAACTTCACCTCCCGTGATGCAGTAGCATTGGCAGCCTAATCGGCCGCACATTCAATATAATGATGTCTGATAATTATGTTGGGTGTAAAATATCAGGCTATATCAACAATTTGATTTGCATTGTTGATTGAGTATTTTGTAAATCTTTAGAACAATTAGTTTTGACATTTAATATAATTGTTCTTAACAACTAAAAATGTATACACACGTAGGCTGATTATGATAGTGTTTTAAAGACAAGGGTTCGACTCCCTTTATGTCCACCAATTTAAACAAAGTAATAAATTAATTATGACAAAAATAGAAGCAGAAAAAAAGGTATATGAATTGACAGAGAAACTCTTATATGTAAAAAGAGATTTCAAGGATGTTGCGGCGGGATATAAGGAAAAAATCAAAGAATTAGAAAATGAAATTAAAGCAGTAGTTGAAGAAGCAGAGTCATCTCCCAAAGCACCATAAGTTGACACTGTAGAGTGTATCAACTAGAATAGTGTGTATGCCGAAAAAGTCTAAAGATGAATTTAAAAATTTAATAACTGAAAAGTTAGGAAAATCTAAATCCAAACAAGTTGAAGAAATAAATGAATCTACTTATTCGGTATACACAAAAATATTTAATAATGAAAGCAGAGTTCAACATGAAGTGTTTTCAAATGTTCCAGAAGATAAAAAGATAAGTGTATTAACAGAAAAAGGAACAAGAGTTGTAGTTGCAAAATATCCATCATTTTATAAAATTTATTTCATAGAATATATTGAATCAGGAGTGCCTTCATATCCAAGAGGCGGAATAAAAGTATACAATCAAACATTCGAACAAGTTCAATCATTTTATTATGAAAGTGTTGCAATTCATCCAACTAAAAAAGACAAATGTAAAATTTTTTCATACATGTAATACATTGACAGTTGTATACAAGTATGATACTATGATTTCAGTTCGTGACTGGTTATCATGAATTGTCATATGTAATAAAACCAACAAGTAAAAATCAATAACATATAAAAACAAATATGTCTGATAAAAAAGTTAAGACTGGTAAAGTTGCCGAATCCGCCTCAGAAACAAAACGGTATGTTATCACACGAAGTGGATTGCGTGTGAGTGAGTTGGAGTATCAAACAAGAGAAGAAGCACAGGTTGAATATGACCATTGGAAAGGAATTGTCACACGTTGGCCTGATGGAACAAAGATTGAGATTGTAGAATTCGATGATAAACGTCACAAGGTATAACATATGAACAAAGTATACGGACTAAGAGAAAAGATTAAAAACGCGAACTCAAAGGAAGAAATTGATGAACTGTTGAAGACAGGAAAAAATTTCGAGTTTGCATCAGTTGAAACAAAACGTGCGTGGGTCTCGACTGCAAAGTTTAGAATTGCACAGTTGTCTAGTAATGATACTGTACAGACACCAGAAACACCTGTAAAGTCTGATAAGAATAAAACTTCTAAGAAAAAGTAATTTTTTAATTTTACTTTTGGATGCCGCCAAATAATTTTGGCGGCATTTTTGTTTTTGTATGATATTTATATCTGTATGCCTAAAAAAGCATCGAAATATAAAATTTACGTGTTACCATCTAATTTTGATGAAATGGAGAGATTCATAGATTCACATAAAATTGAGATGACAGAACAAGTAGTTTCTTCAATAGAATACGCATTAAATAAAAAATTAAGTTTTGTTGAAGTTTTTTCATTTAAGAATTCTGACTTTGTAATAACTATTCCAATTGAAAGTTTTAGAGAAAACCTCAAAAACGTTTTTAATTATTACATTGATACTGAAAATTATGAGTTATGTGTTCGAATAAAATCGATAGAAACACTGTTGGAAAAAGCTCTCAAAAAAAATCTGCATGAAAAAAGATAAAAAACCAAAAACGGAAAATCAAACAACACATGATACCAACATTGACACAAGTCCAAAAATACCGCAACGATCAAAATTAAAACACGAATTAAATATTATTGAAAGAGAGTTAACAGAAAAACAAAAAGAATTTATAAATATAGCGTTAGATAAAAATACAAAGATGATATTTGTTAGCGGACCGGCAGGAACAAGTAAAACTTATATATCAATATACTCGGCATTAAAATTAATGAACCTTAAAAAGGTTAGTGATTTGTTATATTTAAGAAGCGCAGTTGAAAGTTCGGAAAATAAAATTGGATTTTTACCTGGAGAAGCACATGAAAAAATGTCTCCTTATATTCAACCACTTTTGGAAAAATTAACTGAATTATTGCCTAAGAACAATATAGATTTGTTGGAGAAAGAAGAACGTATCGATAGTATTCCGATTGGATTTTTACGTGGATTAAATTGGAATGCCAAAGTCATAGTGGCAGATGAGTCTCAAAATATGACTCAAAAGGAATTAATTACATTGATTACTAGAATAGGCGAATTTAGCCGAGTGTTTATTTTGGGAGATCCTGATCAAAGTGATATCAACGGTAAAAGCGGATTCGTAAAAGTAATGAATCTATTTGATGATCAAGAAAGCAAAGATAATGGCATTCATATATTTAAATTTACTGAAGAAGACGTAGTAAGAAGTGGATTAGTAGCTTACATTATTAAAAAAATAAAAAAGTTGACATAATGTATATTTATAAATATACATTTTATGGGTCAAAAGTCAATCTCAGATTTAAATCAATTATCGAAAGCAAATCTTTCGAATAATGATTTATTGCTTATCACGGATTTAAGTGCCAAAGAAACTAAAAACATTGAAGTTTCGGAATTTCAAGATTATACTGTTTCTAAATTAGATTATTTAACCACGGGATCTTTTTCAGGAAGTTTTCGTGGTAAATTGTATGGATCAACTCTTACATCTTCATTTTCAAATTTATCCGATTTATCAATAAGTTCAAGTTTTCTATTATTTAATGGAAATGTTAATGGCACATCATCATATTCAATAAGTTCAAGCGTATCAACGTTTTCAATTTCATCTTCACAATCAAATACCGCGTCATATGCATTCAGTTCATCATATTCAAATGTAACGTTGTATGCAATTAAAAGTTCTTCTATACAATCTTTAAATTCTTCGTTGTCTATATATTCAGAAAGTTCTTTATTTTCAAATACATCATCTTTTTTAAATTATTACGGTCAAAATAATGGAACTGCACATTCATCCAGTTTTTCTGAAATATGTAATTTATCCTCAGTTGCCGATAATATAACGGATAAAGCAAGCAGTATTGTAAGATATGCATCAAAAGCAAATGAAAGTAATTTTTCAAAATTTTCTAATTATGCGATCACATCATCAACATCTGAAAATTCAAAAACCGCTGATTCCGCATTGAATAGATTATTTTCAAGTTTAGAGTTTAGAATAAGCACGGATGTTACTAATAAGAAAATAAATATTACTCCAATATCATGGAAAAATATAAGAAATATAGCGGCAGGCACAGTTGGAAATTTATATACCGATTTCTATGTAACATTTAAAAATAAACCACCTTTTCCAATTGAACGACAAGCTGAAGCATCGAATTTAGCTACAGTTACGGTTGGATCTTTTCAATTAGGTGCCGATAATTTAATACGAAATATTCAACCTAATACAAAAAGTCCAGTTCCAATTTTTACTTCATATTTATTTCCCTGCGGTGTAGATGGATATGTAATTAGATTTGTAAATTGCACTTTATACGGAGAACAAAGACGAGGAACCGGCGGATTTTTCGGAGCTATTTTTAGTGGACTTCAAAGTTTTTTTGGAGGTGGAAGTAATGTAACTAGAAGATCAACTTCGGTATCTAATGATAAAGGAGCAGTATATTGGGATAAACAATTGAATGGTGTAGTGGTATCCTCGCAAACTTTCTGTAATACAGTTGATTTTCTTGATATGGGCCCACCAAATACATTAAGTCAATATCAAACGTTTTTGGCATCTAGATTTGGCAGTAAAACTTTGGTAAAATCCAATCAATTTGTAGGTTTTCCACAAGAATCAAATATATTATACGATTTATTTAAGTGGTATCCTCAACCAACGATTGAACAACAAAATACAATTCCAAAAGATGTTCCTTTTAATGTTGTAAAATCTATAGCATATGCAAGTGGAAGTAATTATAATTTGTTATTATTAGAAAATGATACATATTATCCAACCTTTTTAGGTAGACAAATTGCATTAGTAGAAGGAAAAACTTTTTATCAAAATAGTTTGCATTATCCAAAAACTGGATCGACGGTATCTGCATCAGTAAGTAATTGTAATTATTTGTATTATAATACTAGTTCAAATCAATATATTTGTGTTGATGATACAAAGGTATTGTATATTAATTCTAGTTCAATCCATAATTATACAGGATCTTCAATTTATGGAAACAACCTTTATCTTAATGAATTACAATCAAAATTGCCAATTTGGAATGAATATAAAACCAATTTGACTAATTGTTCTAAAATATCTCATATAAGTAATAATAGATACATACTGATAAATGACGTAAATTATAATTTAAAAAATATAGGAGAAGCATCAAGTGGAATGCCTATTTATATAATTCCTGATATTACTTTGCAGTCAACTCCAATAATTCAATCAAATGATGTCTTAAATCTAATGTTAAAAAATGAAAATTTAATATTAGGATATGATGGATCTACATCTGGAATTCCTAAAATTGAATTGACCCCCGATAATTATGTTGGCAATTACAGAAAAGTTACTATTAATAAAACCGTATTTAAGACTATAAAAGTTTTAGATACAAAGAGAGCAATTATAGCAGGAGAAAATGGTATTATTGTTTATAGTAATAATATTAATACATCAAACCCAACATGGATAAGAGTTGATCCATTATCGCCTGGTCAGTTAAATACATCTATATATTTAAGATCTTCTACCGAATATTTGGTTGAAATCAATGACATGTATACAATTTATCCAAGTTCAATAGAATATGTAATTGTGTGCGGCCAAGATAATTCCGGTAGAGCATCAATGATAACTTGTAAAGTGCCAGTATCCGATGATCTTATAATTGCAAATTGGTCATGGCAGGGAATTCAAGGATTATTTTATCAAGATACATTAGATGTAGATAGTAACGGTAATTTATTACCTACTCAAATTGGTTCATCGTCATTTAAATCCGTTTTTAAAGATACTAATAATGTTATAGCAGCTGGATATTCTACATTTCTAACTTCTTCTTATTATAGATACGCAACTGATAGAGAGGTTTATCCTTATCAAATGGGTTCTTATGATACTTCTTCCATCATAAACGCAATCGGAAGAATCGAAAATGAAATGTATATATTTGGTGGAAAGAATACACTAGATTTATATAAAATTGAAATATGAACATAGTAGATCTAAATAAATTAAATAAAACGGATATATCAGCCATAGATCCATTGTTTATACAAGATGTAAGTAAATCAGAAACGAAACTTTTACTTTCATTTGATTTAAGTAAATACATTGTATCATCTTCCAATTTAATAGTATCTCTTAAATCTGGGAGTTTTACAGGAAGTTTTTATGGAAATTTGAATGGCATATCAACAAATGCATCTTCATCTTTTTTGTCAAAACATTCGAATAATTCTACATATTTAAATTATCCAAATTATTCTACGGCATCATATTCTTTATTTTCTATATCGTCTTCTAAATCAAACAATTCAGTTCAGATAATCTCGGCATCATATTCTATATCTTCTAGTAATTCTATAACATCATCATATGCAAATACTTTCATAATAACAAATGCAATTACATCAAGTGTATCTAAATTATCATCGCTTTCTTTATATACTCCTTCATCAAATTATTTGGTTTATAATGGCAATGATAATGGAAAAATATATAAATCAATAATCAGTGAATATTCTCCAACTGCTTCTATAGCGGTATCTCTTATCGGTAATACAATTATTAATGATGAAACTAGACCCGGACAAAATCTTATTGTAAACGATTCTAAAGCATCTGAAGTATATACATCATCACTTGCGATTAAATCAGATACCGCAAGATATATAGACAATGTTGCTTTATCCGAAAAATCGTCATTTGCATTAAATACCGATTTGATTCCATTTGCATATATAAATTTTAAAATATCTCATACGGATGGAAAAAATTGGATGTTTAAAGTAAACCAATATAAAAATATTGCTGAGCCTGGTGTTGGAATTGCTTCTTTACCGAACCTAAATGATAGTATAGCTATTTTTACCGGATCTTATAACATTCCGCCTACTACTCCCGCAAATGCATCGTTAATACCATCCGCAACTATTTTGGCAGAAACCAGTTTTAATTTTCCATTTGATAATTTTGTAAATTATTGGTTTACAACATTTTCATTTCCAATTGGAACAGATAAATTTGGTATATGTATTAGAGTGGGAATTGTAGGCGAGGAAAGTATTGATAATGTTTTATTTTCACTATTAAACAATGCAACAATTTCCGCAGTAATGTATTCAAATGTAACAGGCGAACAAACACCTCTTACAGTCAATACTTCAACTCAATTGAATGCTGCGTTATTAGAAGGATGTGCAAGAATATAATTTATGTCATACCAAATAACAAATTTAAATAAATTAAATACAACAGATATTTCTGGTGGTGATTTGCTTATTGTTACTGATGTGACAAGTAGTGGAAAAGTTGAGACAAAAAATATCACAGTCTCTGATTTATCGGATTATATTATTACGTCATCAAATATTTCAGATGAATTTAGAACAGGTAGCTTTACTGGGAATTTTTTTGGAATTTTAACAGGATCATCTAATTCGTCATCTTATTCTATATCATCAAGTCTTTCTGATGTCACAAATTGTTTGATATATTCTAGTAATAATGGCACATCATCCTATTCTATTAATTCAGATTATTCTTTTTCTACAAATAATTCATTGTATTCTGTTAGCTCATCGATATCTAATAATACAGATTATTCGATAAGTTCTTCTTATTTTTATAACAACAATATACTTAATCAAGACCGTGTAGATTATTCAAATAATTCCGCTGTTTCTATAACATCATCCATTTCTCAAAAAACTTTTTATGTAACTCCAAATGATAATAACGGAACTGTTTATCATTCAATGTATAGTGACAAATCCGCAAAAGCATATAAAGTAAATAAATTGAGTGATAGTAATTCAGCAATAATGGAAAAAGCATATCTTGCAGATAGTGCAAATATAGCTAATACTGCTTCTTTTTCCCAAACGTCGTTGTATTCGTTTAAAACTAATAATGCACAACGTATTATTGGCGGAGAAGTAGATGCATGGGCACACTGTTCTTTTAAAATTGATGAAAATTATAATATTATTCCACTTTCATGGAACAATATAGGTTCAATAAAACTTATATTACAAGCTCAAGATTTTCCAGGTCCTCAAATTTTAATAAATTATGATGTAGTTGCTCCGAGAAATATAAGTTTGGCAGTAAAATCATCATGTTCTCCATTTACATCTATTCCAATAACTGATTTTTCTAATATTAAATCGGTTATAAGTTCATCTAGAAGTTTACCGTCTAATGTTTTTGTATCATCATGGGCATCTGCATGTTCATCTACTACTGCCAGAATATCAATATATGGTTATAAAATCGAATGGTCAGGAGAATATTGTATCAAAAGAACCTGGTTTGGTATATGCACCGTAAAAGAAAGAACATTATATACGTCTGAATTTGATGAAGCGCCATATTTAAAAAATACAATTTTTTCATTTGCGGCATTTCCAGTTCCATCTTATACAACGGATGAAATATCAGGATCTATTGTTGAAGCTCCTCCTACAACATTATCAACCAAATGTTAATTATTTTAAACTATCAATGATATATATAATATAATATGCCAAGAATAAGCGAATTATCATCATATCCAGGACAAGTCACAGGCAGCGATTTTTTTCCTATTGTCCAGAGCAGTTCATTAGATACATACAGAGTATCTATTTCAGAGTTGCTTTTGTCTACATCGACCGGTAGTTTTACAGGATCATTCGTAGGTGATGTTAATGGAAATATCACAGGATCATTATTTGGTAATGTTACAGGTATATCAACAACATCTTCATTGTCTTTAACATCTAAACAATTACAATATCCTAATATATCTACCGCATCTTATTCTATTAATTCATTGAATTCTGCAACTTCTAGTGTTACAGTTACCGCACAATCGTTATCATATCCGAATAATTCAACATCCTCATATTCAATAGTTTCTGTTTTTAGTGATACTTCAAGTTTATCGGTATCTTCTTCTTATTCATTGAGTAGTAGTTATAGTAGTTTATCTTTGTTATCATCAACATCATCTTATACATTATTTGCCGATGCCGCTTTGAGTTCCGCATATGCACCTTCTTCAAGCGTATCAGTAACATCTTCGTATTCATTAAATTCATCCAATTCAGATATTTCAATAACATCATCATATTCTAATACTTCTAGTTATTCTGTATCTGGGTCGTTTTCGGTTAGTTCAAGTTATTCGCTTAGTTCAAGTTATTCATTAAATGGGACGAGTGGAAGTTATTCTTTGAGTTCTTCATATTCGGTTACGTCAAGTAATTCATCTACTAGTGAATATTCTGTATATGCTGCTACTGCTGGAATATCTACGAATTCTACGAATTCGACTACTTCTTCATATTCATTGACATCAAGCGTATTAAGTTTTAATCCATCTAAAAAAATAATTTATTCTTCGCCAGGAACTCATTATTTCAGGTTTAAAAATAATTTAATGGGAAATTATAGTCCAGTATCTACAACATCGTCGCTATTATTAAGAATAACTGCAATTGGAGCAGGTGGCGGCGGCGGCGGTGCTACTTCAAATGGAAGCACCGTAGGAGGATCCGGTGGTGGTGGCGGTGCTTATGTTCAATCTTATTATACACTACCAACCGCATCATCCGATATATTGACATTAGTTGTTGGAACTGGTGGAACTGGTGGAACAGGTTCATTGGGATCTCCATCTGCATTTGGAAGTAAAGGCATCGCTGGTGAAGATTCTTATGTATATTTGACATCAAGCACAATGATTGTTCTTGCTGATGGAGGATATGGTGCAGAAGGCGGAGTTACAACTCCAAATAGCGGATCTGGTGGAAAGGGATCATTGTGTTCTGGAAGTATAATTATAAGTGGTGAAGACGGATATATTTCAACCGAAGTTTCGGGTTCTGCTGGTGGTGCATGTTATTTTGGAGGTTCGGGTGGATTAATAAACACTAATATTTCTTCATCTGGTGTATTATCATCATCTTGGTTTGGATATAATGGAGAATCACCTGGCGGAGGGGGCGGTGGAGCAAGTTCATTCGCCACAACGACTACTGTTAATGGAGGAATTGGTGGTCATGGTCAAATTATAATAGAATGGCAATAAAAAAATTGAATTTTTTCTTATAAATTGATATATATAAGTTAGATGACTAAAGTCGTCATCCTTGTATGTCCCTGAAGGAATACATGAAAATGGGTCTATAATAGACCATTTAAGAAAGAAAAATATATATGATAGTAGTAAAACATCAAAATAATCCGTTATCCCGTGCAATTCATCGTGACGAGTTTTTACAACCGTTCGACCAACTATTCGATGAATTTTTTAAAGCAAACGTTCCTTCATTTACTCAAGAATTTGGAGTAGACTTTTTTGAAAAAGGGTCTTATCCGAGAGTTGATGTTATTGACTTCAATGATAAAGTGGTAATAGAAGCCGAAGTTCCAGGTTTAACAAAAGGCGATGTAAATGTTGAAGTTCAACAAAATGTATTAACCGTAAGTGGAGGAAAGAGTAAAAACGTTACTGATACAGAAGGTGGGAAGTATATTAAGCGAGAATTAAAACGATCAAATTTCCGCAGATCATTTACTTTGGGTGAGAATATTGAAAAAGATACCGTTTCAGCAACATTTGAGAACGGAATTCTTCAAATAACTCTCAATAAAGTAAAACCTGTGGTTCCTGAGGTAAGAAAAGTTACAATTAAGTAATCGGTTATATATTTATATAATAACCCTCTTGTGTTATAAACATGAGAGGGTTTTCTTTTTTGTCTATATATATGAAGTATGAAAAACTTAATAAACTTTGAAAAACTTGTAGGATTATCATCATTATTCATCGCAAGTTGTGCAGCTTTCTTTAGTATTATAGGTATCGGAATGTTATTTAGTGGGTCATCTATCGCTGCAATGATAATGGCAAGTTCATTGGAAATAGGAAAACTTGTGGCTACAAGTTTTTTGTATAGATACTGGCAGAAATCTCAATTTTTATTAAAGAGTTATTTAGTTATTTCTGTTTTAGTTTTGATGTTAATCACTAGTGCAGGTATATTTGGTTATTTGACAGGTGCTTATCAGCAATCAGCACTTGAAATGAAAATTTCAAATCAAAAAATAGAAATAATTGAAAGTCAAAAAAAATATTCACAAGATAAAATTGATGCATCCAAAAAGAGAATTGAAAATGTTATATCTCTTCGTAATAGTCAAGAATCTAGATTAAATGAGAGTATGACTAATAATTTAATTGCGAGAAATCCTATACAATTACGTCAGATTCAACAACAAACTGCTGATTTTATCGAACAAAGTCAAAAAGATATCGAATCTGAAAATCAAAAGATACAAAAGGGAATTGATGAACTTCAATCTTTTGACAAACAAATAACAGATTTGAGAATCCAAAACGGTTCAAAAAAAGATATTCAAACTTTTCAATTCATTGCAGATGAATTTGGTGTAGATTTGAATAAAGTAGTAAAATGGTTCATTATAGCATTAATTTCTGTTTTTGACCCTCTTGCCGTATGTTTATTGTTGGCATATAATACCACTTTATATCAAAAAAACGATGAGATTAAAAATAATTTTTCTGAAAAGGAATCAAATAAGGAAACCGTTAAAGAGATCATTAAAGAAGTGCCAGTTGAAAAAGAAATAATTAAAAACGTAGAAATTCCTGTAGATAGAGAAGTTATTAAAGAAGTGCCAGTTGAAAAAGAAGTTATTAAAGAAGTTGCGACATCATCGGATGGATTGAAAGGATATTTTTCTTTTTAAATTAAAATTAAATATTTTATTGTTTTTTTCTTTTTAAATACTATATTTAGATATCGACACAATTATGGACCAAGCTGATATAAAAGAAATTTTGAATTTGTTAAAATCGTCACACAAAACTGAAGACTGGGATTTAGTCGAAGAATCAATATCTTATTTAGAAGAATATTTAGACGAATCCGAGTATGATGATTACGACGAGGAATAGTTTATGACAATAATATTAAGTGTGTTACTGACAGTATCAATATGCGCAAATATTTACTTTGCGATGTCAATTGATAGATTATACGAAAAGATAGATACACTATCTAATTGGATATCTGAATTTAAACAAACGACTGAAAATACCCTTCAGAAGTTAAAAGAAATAGATGACAGACAAATTTTTCAGAAAGATGATGATGTAGGTTTTGTTTTTTCAGAAATTGTAAAGTTGATAGAAAAACTCAACAAAAGAACTGAATGAAAAAAATTAAAAAGTTAAAAAAATCCAAAAAAATAGGAAAATTATTGCCTAAATCTAGAAAGATTAAAAAAGTAAGAAAAAAGAATAAATCACCTATTGTTCTAAAAAAAGAAAATAACCCAGTAACTAAATTAGTTGAAGAAACTAAACCAGTTAAGAAAAGAAAAAAAAGAAAACCATCTGTAACTAAGATGTATTTTACTGAAGAAACAGAGAAATATATCATTTTATACAACGAGACGGACGATCAGTTTATTCGTAATGAGATATATGAAGGTCACATTAAAAATGCGTTTGATAAATTGGTAGAAAATATTTTTAATACTTTTAAATTTACTTATTTTGATAATAGCCCTTCTGAAATTAAAAAGGAGACTGTTGCACATTTGGTAGCAAATATGCACAAGTTTGAAAAAGGTAAAGGAAAAGCATTCAGTTATTTTAGTATTGTCGCTAAAAACTATTTAATTTTTCATAATAATGGCAATTATAAAAAGTTTAATCAACATGTAAGTATTTCAGATACTCCGGATGAATCTACTGTATGTTTACAAGTGGAAGATGCACATCACAAAAATACGGAAATGTCTGAGTTCATGAAGATTATGATTGCATATTGGGAAAAGAACATTCATAAAATTTTTACAAAAAAGAGAGATTTAGGTATTGCAAACGCAGTGATTGAATTATTTAGAAACGGTAATCGTATTGATTGTTTCAATAAAAAATCTCTATATTTGTATATTCGTGAAATTAGTTCTTGTAAAACTCAACAAATAACTAAAGTTATAAATAAAATGAAACATTATCAAAGTATTATAACTAAATCTTATTTGGACAAAGGTGCTTTACAGACGGATTTATACAGATAAAATCAATCGTTAACCATATATATAAGGTATATGGATCTTGATTTTGAATTGTATAAAGGCAAAAAATATTCTTCTGTATTAAAGGATATCGTAATAAATTCTGATGATAAAAGAAATCAAATAGATATTTTGATATCCGACCTCAGAAGTATGATAAAAACCGCCAATGATGCTATAGTCATAGTTCCACTCATAAAAGATTATTTAGACGTTGGCGTTAGAAACGATGAACAATTAATTAAATTGGCCGCTATTGTTCAACGATTGATTAGTTCAAATGCACAACCCGGAGAAAATCAATCTGGGTTTGCATTATCCGACGAAGAACGTAAACAACTAATGGAAGAAGCTGAGAAAATAACTAAAGAATTAAATACTCCAATAGAATTTACTAAAAAATAAGTATGTATACTGACGAAAACAAACATTTTTATGAATTCGAACCGGCGGTGGTATTGGATGTGATTTTAGATGAAAATCATCCTATATTTAAAACCAGAAATGTAATAATGGATAATACGTCTGTTCCTGATAAGTTTGATGGAACTCCTGTTTTAGAAAATTCTATAGATTATTCTTGGATCGGAAGAATTTTAGTTAGACCTCTTGTCTCTGCATATAAAATAAACAAAGATGATATTAATGATTGGGCAATTCCGATGGAAAACACTGGAATCATCGAATATCCATTAGTTAATGAAACTGTAATCGTCGGAAGATACTTCAAAAAGTTATATTATTTCAAAAAATTAAATATACCAAATGGATTTTTAAATAATAGTGCAGATTTATCAAAAGAAAGAAATGCGGGACCATCCAAATTTAATACAGAGAAACGAGTAAATTCAAATGAGCCTATTGTTCCATATAAAGGACCAGAATCAATAATGGTATCTAAAAAATATGCAAACAAGAATGACATTGGTGCATTAGGAAGATATTTTGTTGCCAATAAAAATATTAGAGCTATAAAAAAATACGAAGGAGATACTGTAATTGAAAGTCGATTCGGACAATCTATAAGATTTTCTGCATACGATTCGAATAGAGATAATGACACTGGGACAATAGAATACAGAGATTATTATAACAAAGTTAAAAATTCTTATACGAATATACCATCCGGCGGCGGAAACCCGATGATTTTGATTAGAAATCGTCAGAGACCAATAAAAAATAATTTAACAGAATCCAATCCTGGGGGATTTGTAACCGAAGATATAAATGAAGACGGATCATCAATTCATATAACTTCTGGTCTTACTCAATCACCGTTTATATCGACTGTATCAAAAAGAATATTTCAATCTCCCGATGTAATTCCATTGGAAAATCCCGCATTTTCGCCAAAAGGATCTACTAAATTCGTTTTTCCAAATAAATTGACTGGAGATCAAATAGTTATAAACACCGATAGATTGATATTAAGTAGCAAAGCAGAAGAAACGTTTCATTTTAGTAAAAAAAGATATGCGATTGCCACGGACGATGAATATACCGTTGATGCAGAGAACCAAATCGTAATAACATCAAATACAAAAACTGTATTAAATTCTCCGGTGATATTTTTGGGAGAATATAATCAAACAAATGAACCGGCAGTATTAGGACAAACATTAGTAGATTGGTTATATGATCTATGTAATTGGTTATTAGATCACAAACACGGAAATAATCATATACATCCACATCCGCATGTTCATACACATCCACATATTCATCCAGACCCTCACGTTCATGTAGGTGGCGGCACAGGCGGAGATATCACCGGACCACCAATACCACCTCTTACATTAGATGGTATAACTACAGGCATACCAGATGACGGAACTATTGCTGCTCTAACTAGTATGGCAAGTCCACAAAGTATAGATACTACGAAAACACTCGGAACTGGTCCTACATTGAATGCGGTGCCGTCAAATACATTAAATGCCGTGCCAACAAATACGGAAATTTCGACTGAACAATTAGCTTTGCAAAAATTACGGGATTCTTTAGGTGTAATTTTGAGCAAAAGAGTATTTTTAACAGGAGGTGGATATGCTCCTGGATTATATTCTTCGATGCTTACTAAAACATTTATAAATCCCTATACCGGAGAAGGAGTTCCGGGTGGATATAAATCTGCTCCATTTGGAAATGTCAGAGGGCCAAATCCGTCTGAAATTCATAAAAAATTTTCTAACTTATAAAAAGTATGGCAATACTAACACCACCACGATCATTAAATTTATCGAATCCACTTAGCGGTGTTTCAAATACTGCTAATTCTCTCACTGATATTAAATCAGCAAATCCAATTAAAACAGAACCAACAAAGACTGTTTCTGGTTTAAAATATAAAAAACCATTGATTGATTGCACTAAATTTCCACTTTTATCTTTGGATACAATACCATGTCCTCCTTTACCTGAAAGACCAAAGGTAGGATTACCTAGTAAGCAGGAATTAGTAGATAATGTCACTAAATTTATACCGAAGGCTCCTGATCTATCCATTCCAGGAGTTCCAAATTTACCTTCTGTCAATCCTACAAATGTGATAAAAAATGAAATTGAAAAATTGGGATTGGTTCCATGTCCAGCAGTTCCAAGTTTAAATGCTTTAAAAGATATAATACCTAATTATAAAGCACAAGTAAAACTTTGGTTGAATGAACCAATTACACTACCAAAAATTAAAGATTTGCTTCCAAATCTCCCAACAATTCCAAAACCACCATATTTTACATTGCCCTGCGATCTTACAAAACCTCCTACAAAATAAATTACATATCAATTAATCTAATTTTATTTGATAATTATACTATATGAAGACTAACGAATTAAAATCTATAATAAGAGGCATTATTCAAGAAGAATTAAAATCTATATTGCCTACTATGATACCACAGATATTAACCGAAATATTGTCTAATAATGTTAAAGGCAATATCCAAGAATCATCTAAATCTGAAGAATCTATTCAAACTCCTTCGGTATCACAACCTACAAAACAGTTTAAGAAGTATACAAGTAACGAAACATTAAATAAAATATTGAATGAAACTGTTGGAGGAGTTCCAAAAGAAGGATCATTTGTAGGATATTCAAGTCCTATACAACCTTCTGGAATAAATTCTATTTTAAATGAATCCGTAGAAGAAGTTCCAACTCCTGTTAATAAAGAACAATCAAAGGTTCTTGGGATTATGAACAGAGATTTTAGATCTTTAATGAAAGCGGTAGATAAAAAGAAAAAACAAGGTAACATATCATCTCCGATGGTTCAAACTGAATAAATATGACTACTATAGGATTAACTTTACCGATACAAAAGGGTAATAGTGGATATTTTCAACAATCATATGATTCGTTGACTCAAATCCGTTCAAATTTATTGAATTTTTTCAATACCAGACCCAACGAACGTAGATTTAATCCTCAATTTGGCACTAGACTCTATAATTTTTTATTTGAGCAAAGAACAGAAGATTTTGAGGAAATACTAAAAAACATTATAATAGAAGATATTAACACTTGGTTTCCAAATGTTTTTGTAAATCAAGTGTTTTTAGATATTTCTTCTGCTGAAAAAAACAGTGACATTAATAATTATATAATAAGAGTGAACGTTCAATTTACATATAACAAACAAACTAGTAGTTTTTCATTTGTAACTACCAATAATATATAATTAATATGCCTGATATTATACAAAAATCATTCCAACCTCTGAATAAAGATGTTAAATATCTTAATAGAGATTTTAACTCTTTTAAACAGGGATTAATTGATTTTGCGAAAAACTATTATCCAAGAAGTTATCAAGATTTTAGTGATGCATCACCTGGCACAATGTTTATCGAACAGGCATCATATGTCGGAGATGTTTTATCTTATTATATTGATTATCAATTTAAAGAAAGTTTGATGCCATATGCAGAAGAACGAAAGAATGTTTTGACATTGGCAAAATATCTTGGGTATCGTCCTTCGGCTACAAAATCGGCAATTACTCAATTAGAACTTTTTCAATTAGTTCCATCAAAAATAGACAATGATGGAAATTATATACCTGATGATAAATATGCGTTATCATTGAGACAATATGCTCAATTCGAAAATACATCTGGCCAAAAATTTTTAACAAACGAACCGATTGATTTTTCGGTTGACACAAAGTTTTCACCAAGAGAAGTAACTATATATTCCAGAGATTCATTAGGAGTTCCGCAATTCTTTTTATTAAGAAAAGCAGTAAATGCCTTTGCGGGTGAATTAATTGTAAAAACAGTATCAGTTGGAAACTCCACTCCTTTTTATAAAGTGGAATTTGATGAAACAAATGTTTTAGAAATTGTAGAAATAAAAGATAGTAACAATAACAAATGGTATGAGGTAGATTATTTAGCACAAGATGTAATATTTACAGATATCGATAATATTGAGACTAATGATGGTAGTTTTTATATTTATAAAACAGAAGTTCCTAAAATAATGAAGTCATTGAAGACTTCACGAAAATTTACAAGAAATATAACTGCAAATAATACAACATATTTGGAGTTTGGCGCAAATTTAGACAATTCTGCGGACGAAATTATTTACCCAAATTCTGATATAATTGGTATCGGATTAGCTAATATATCAAATATTGACATTTCGTTAGATAGCAGCAATTTTTTGAAAACAAATACCTACGGCATATCTCCATCAAATACTACTTTGACTATAACTTATATAGTAGGAGGCGGATTATTATCTAATTGTAATGTAAATGAAATTATAAGAATAAATTCTTATGAATTATTAAATGATGCATCATCGTTTAATCCAATTGAACAAAATTTATTTAATACAATGGTTCAATCTCTGAGAGTTAATAATTTCATATCCGCAACAGGTGGAAAAGACGAAGAAAGCGTTGAGGAAATTAGACAAAATGCAATATCATTATTTGTTTCTCAAAACAGAGCAGTTACCAAAGATGACTATGTAGTTAGATCATTATCAATGCCTTCTAGATTCGGAAGCGTATCAAAGGCATATGTAAAATCAGACGTAGATTTGAATTTTAATTTACAAAAAAACGTTAGTGGATTTGTAGACAATAATAATAATGCCACCGCAACAACTGATGCGGTCGAGAATTATTTTAGAAAAATTAATTATGACATCAGCAATCCATTTTCTATAAATTTATATGTGTTATCATATGATTCACAGAAACATTTGACTCAAATAAATGAGGCATTGACATATAATTTAAAACAATATTTATCAAAATATAGACTTTTGACAGATGGAATAAATATTATAGATGGATACATCATAAACATAGGTGTGAATTATAAAATTGTAATTTATAACAATTATAATAAAAGAGACGTATTAAATAATTGCAATCAAAAAGTTAAAGAATTTTTTGATATTGAAAAATGGGGATTTTCGCAACCGATAAATTTAAGTCAACTTGAATTAGAAATTGCAAGAGTAGACGGAGTGCAATCTGTAGCAGAATTAGTCATACGTAATCTGAATATAAATGATGGAAATTATTCTCCACATCAATATGATATTGCCGCAGCAACCAAAAACAAAATAATATATCCATCGTTAGATCCGTGTGTGTTTGAAGTAAAATACCCAGAAACCGATATTGTAGGAGATGTAAATTAATATGCATATATTTGTATATCCAGAAAAAGACACATATATTTCGAATGAAATTGCGTATGTCAATAAAAATTTCGGAATCGATGAAATTTTAGAATTAAAATCAATTCCACAACTTACCAGAGTATTGAATTCATACGTGACACTTCCATTTAATGGATTTTTCAGTCAATCTTTTATAAATTATTCAGGATCAATTATCGGAGACGTATCAGGAAAAGATAATCACTCAAGGTTGTATGTATCTGGATCTTCATATTTTAGTGCATCTATGTTTAATGGAGGATTATCCGGATCTTATAATGGAGGCGCAATTGCTCGGACAAATTTTTCCGATGGAAGTGGTCATTTTTCAGGATCAGTTACTGGAAGTGTAACGGGATCATTTACAGGATCTTTTTGTTATGTTAGTGGAACACTTTACAAATTTAATGGTTCTTTGAACGGTCAATTAAGTGGAACCGCTGATGTATATCAACCATACTATAGTTATATAAACGATCCAGATTTAAGTAGAATTCTTTTAAAATTTGATTTATCATCTATTTCAAAGTCTTTGATTGACGGTGAAATCGAAACTAATGATATCAAATTTTATTTGAAATTAAAAGCCACAGAGACATCGCAAGTTCCTTTGAATTATCAAATTTATGCATATCCAATAAGTCATAGTTGGATTATGGGTGTGGGTAGATATGCATATGGAGGAGACAGTATTGGTGTAAGTTGGAATTATAAAACTGATTCAACTAATACAAAAGATTTTTGGTATGGAACTGGATCTGCATCTACATACGCATCTGGAAGTAATTATTTGATTTCTTCAAGTGTTGCATCTGCATCTTTTCAAAATCAAGGAGGAACTTGGTATTATTCCGTTCCAAATTCTTATGTCCAACCGTCATCTAGTATCAAGACAGTATTCTATAATACTGCTAGTTCCATTCCAACATTTCAAACACAATATTCTTCAAGTTTACAAACAAATTTGACGGCGAGTTTTCCTGCATTATTATCTGGAAGTTTAAATACGGTAGTTACAGACTCATTAAATTCCAGTTCAAATGCATATCAAAATTATATTTTTGTAAATAATTTCGCCATATTATCATATAATAATACTTCTGCAAGTATATCACAATCATTGACAACATTGGTGACTGGTAGTAGTTCATACAATACAGAATACACTGCAAGTATATTGTTCTTGAACAGTTTATCTTCAAGTATTCAAAATGTATTAAATGATTCCTCTTCATTGTCTAGTTACACAAGTCAGTCATATCAATATATACTTTCTTTGTCCAGCAGCGTATCATCCTCTACAATTTATTCACAATTATATACAAATATAAACAATTTAATCAGTGCAAGTATATCTGCAAGTGTATCTTCTTCGTATGATTATAATGTTTACAATGGATTTTATACAAATTTAGTATCCACTTTGTCATCAAATTATTGGTATAGTTCAAGCGGATGTTCATGTTCTCTATCTGAACAATCTTCTAGTATATCTGCAAGTTTGTTAAACGATGAATTCTTATCATATTTGAGTTCTAGTATATCATCTTCGTTAATATCAAGTTCATTGATAGTTTCAAATAATTCATTTTCTTCTAGTATTTTAAATTATTTCTCATCAAGTGTAATTTCTTATTTTAATAACGGGATTGAAAATATAAAGACATCAACATCTGCTAGTGTAGTATCTAGTTTAACTCAAGTATTTGCATCTAAATTCTGTGATATTTTAACAGGAAGTTCATTAATCGCATCCCAATCATTTAATTATCAAACATCTGATATAAACATGGATGTTACTAATATAGTTAAAGGGTGGATATGTGGATGTGTTCCAAATGAAGGAATTATACTTTTGACATCGTTGGAACTAGCAGGTATAGATAGTGTGAACGGAACTATAAAATTCTTTAGCAAAGAAAGCAATACCATATATTCTCCATATTTGGACATTGCATATGATGATAGTGAATATATAGTAGGTGATTTAACTCCGCTCAATACATTTAATCCATATACAATAATTGTAAAGAATTTAAATAAAAATTATAAATTCGGTTCTGTTGTCAGAATAAATGTATTTGCTAGAGAAAAATTCCCACTCAAGAATTTTACAAAAGGATATCAACAAACACAATATATGAATACTAGTTTGTTGCCTGAGGAGACATATTTTGCTATAAAAGATAATCAAAGTGAAAATATGATTCTCGATTTTGATGATTATACAAAATTAAGTTGTGATGGAACCATTCATTATTTTAATTTAGATACTACAACTTTGCCAGTTGAAAGATATTATCGAATTTTAATAAAAACAATAATTGATGGCGAAACTAAAATTTTTGACAATGGAAACATATTTACAATTACAAGATAATTATGTATCAAGAAAAATTAAATAAGTTTATATTAAACGGAACATATGATTACCAATTCGATACGGAGGGAAATCTTGTTATTAATGAAAATAATCCTAGTTTTGAAACCAAATATTTGAAGGTTGGATTATATGATTATTATTATGATATCAACAAAATAGAATCCGTGAATTCTACGGTATTTAAAGAGTTTATTCCGATTATAAATGTTCCAATTGATACAAATGTGAATACATCAACTAATTTCGTCGAATCTATATTAAGAGCAAGTGGAAGTCTGAATATATCTGCAAACGGTATTACTATAACTCCAGAAGCTCTTGCCGAATTAGAATACGCAATACTACAACTTAAAGCCGAAAGAGATGATGCCAATACAAAACTCAATGACATTGTTTCTCAATTGACTCCACCATCATAATATGACTTTTCCGTATCCATATTTAAGTAATTTTACAAGTAGTTATAATACTGCTTCTTATTTTTCAGAAGCGGATGCTATTGTATATAATCAAAATACAAATTTACCCGATTTATTTTTTGGAAAATCCGCAAGAGATGTAAGTGAATTTTCATATTATAATACTACAGGCGACCAAAATGGATGGACATATAAAAAACCATCATTAAAATATTTTTCCGATATCGGAGTGTATAAAGATGTTGATAATAATTCTATAACATACAATTACAGAAAAATAATAACGGATTATATAAATTATAATAGTAACTTTTTGGTTGATATTAAATCGGATCTGTCGTCATCTAATATTTTTGAAGGTCAACATGTAGTTTCTTATAATTTTTTGAGAAATGTAGCAGGTAGTCAAGAATATCCATTAATAATTTCAGATATTTCTCCATCAAGAACTGAATTAAAATTGATACCTTCATTTGTAAAAAGATCAAATGACAACAATGTTTTTTATGAAAATTTGGCATATGAAGCATTTTCTAGAAAATTGGTTTTGATCGAAGATATAATAGAATTGTTATCAACTTCTACATCAAAATATAATTGTGACGAGACATATAAAAATTATTATATTCAATTTCCAGATCAAATTTTGTTTCTAAAAAAATCATTTGGTTTTAAAACAGATGAAGATGTTATTAGTTTTATAAATAACATATACAATGGCGTTAACGAACTTAAATTAAATTTAGCGAATCAAATAACTATAAAAAATTTATTTGGGGTCAATAATTATATAAAATATTGGTTGTATACATATTCTAAAAACATTATAACGTTTGATGAATTATTTCAACAAATACGTTACATAATTGAAAGAGAATACTTGACACAATTGACAATAATTAATATTTTCAATTCAAATCTAGCTATAAATTTACAAACCATATCTAATATTGTATATGAATTGTTTGTAAAACAAGTTATAAATCTTATTCAAAATGTATTTGTAAATAAATTTTATTCGTATTATAAAAACGGATTGAATTTTGGAAACGGAGTGATTATAAGATATTTAGATCATTCTTATACCAATCAAAACGAAACGGATGACAAACATATAGAATTGTTGATAAAGTTAGATTCACCTTTGCCAAGTGAATATGATGTTAAAACTTTATGTTGGATTTCAAATGTTAGTATTGCACCAATTGTTCAAAATGTAATCTTAATTGGCAAAACGGAACTCAAAACTTTCAAAATATCCGGTCCAGATTTTTCTATACCGATGTTGAATTCAGAAAAAAATTCGGTTAAAAATATTGCTTCTTTGGGCGACAACGTTACTGATAGAGATTTGTCTTTAATTAATATAACAAAAAAATTAAATACATTAAATATCGATTACTCAGATTTCTCAAATTTCATTGTATTTTCTTCGGCAGCAGTTAGAATAAAAGTATTTAAAAATAAATTAGAATCAATAAATTCTATAAATTATTCGATAAATTTATTAAATACATCGGCATCTATTGCATCTAATTTTGTAATATCTTCATCATATATACCTCAAATAGACGCATATAACAAAAAAGTAAATGAAATTTTAAATTCATTTGATGGATTTGAATCATATCTTTATGAAAATCAATCTATTGTAAGTGGATCATTATCAAATTCCAATTCGAACTATTATAATTATGTTCTGGATGCCGAAGAATATGATACGCAAAATGTTGACAGTTTGACTAACAATACACCAGAAAATATTAAAAATGACGAAAACAATTCTGATTATTTATTATTTTTAACGATGATAGGTCATCATTTTGACAATATCTATTCTTATATAAAATCATATCCTATATTAAATAATTCAGAGTCAAGTGATAGTTATGTTTCTGATTTTGTATACTATATGTTGAAAACTTTCGGGTGGAATACGTCCACAGATTTTTCAAATAAAAATGAAATTGATACATACATTTCCGATACACTATCATATAAAGATAGAACAGAAACTATTTGGAAACGTATTTTAGATACTTTGCCTCAAATTTATAAAACAAAAGGAACACAAGAATGTATAAATTTGATACTTGCATGTCATGGTATTCCATTGAATATTTTGACGATTAGAGAATTTGGAAATAATGATATCTATAAAAATAAAAAGACTACATATTTATTTGATCAAAAATATTATTTTACAAAATTTAAATCTAATAATGAATTTTTAAAAATTCCATATTCTGGTTCAAAAACAATAGAATTTACATTTAAATTAAATAAAAACTTTGATCAGAACGAATCTATTGAATTGGCAAATAAAAATGTATCTGATTGGAAACTTTCTATCAGAAGAGGAAAACGTGATAATTATGGAAATGTAATTTTTCAAATACAAGATAAATCTTTAGTAATAGAAGACGTTCCTGTATTCAATAGAGATTTATTTTTTAATGTATTATTACGTAGAAATGAAACTTCTTCATTATTAGATCCATCAAATGACGAAAATTATGTTCCAATTAAATATGATTTAATTCTAAAATCGTTTGAAGGCGATAGAGAATCTTTCAATCATTCATCTAGTATTATATTGACACGAACTTATAATGAATATTATTCTTCTAATGGATTTTTATATTTCGGAAATTATAATACCACAAATAATTTTACCGGACTTTTAGATAAAATAAATTTAATAGACAATCCAATTTCTGATTATGATTTTACTCAATATTGTAGAAATTATAATTTTTATGGAAACGATAAATCTTTAGAAACATGGGATAATTTATTTTATAAATATAGTTATGATTATCCTATAAATTTACAGAGTTCTTCTGGCGTGGTTTCTTTGAGACCTGATTTTCCAGATGGAAAGTCATTGCCAAATCCAACCGCATCCGCATATAATTTTACATATAATTCGGTTACACAATCAAATGAATGCACATATTATTCTCATTCAGTATATCCATATCAATTTGAAATTGTAGAAATTCCACAAACTATTATTGTATCCGAATATGGTCCGAACAAATTAAAAAATAATAAAATAAGAAAAATTGAACAAGAATTGACAGCATTTCCATCTCCTGTTCAAAGTGTTGCAAAAAACATTAATGAGATGTCACCTGATTCTAATATACTCGGTGTGTATATTTCACCATTCAAAGTTAAGGACGATGACATTATTAATTTTTATGGTGATTTAGATTTGATGGATTATATAGGTGACCCTGGTAATATATTTGAATCCCAATATAAATCTCTAAACACTTTACGTGAAAATTATTATAAATTTGATGGAGAAAAAGTATTATACCAAGAATTTTTGACTATATACAAAAATTATATTGATAATTCTATATTTGACACAATTAAGAACATAGTTCCGGCAAGAACTAAATTTATAAGTGGAATTTTAATAGAACCATCTTTGTTAGAAAGACCAAGAATTCCAATAAAGCCAGTATATAAAGAAGAAATTATATCTTTGAATGGAAGTGTAAATCTTTATGATACTATGACTACGCAAATTTTCCCAGTCGATAGTTATAATGTAATAATAAATTCATCTGAACAAACTTCTTCTTATGTAAAATCTTATAACGTTAATAATGGTTATATATCATCAGATGGAAATGAATATTATTTCAATCAATATATTCAACAAGATGGATTGTTTTATGATAATATCCAAAAATCATCATGTTATTTGAGAAAAATAGAAGAAGTTCAAGAACTATATGGAAATGAAAGTAAATTAAATCCTATTACGGTTAATTTATACAAAGTGATATCAGTTCCATCATCCTCTTATGTGAAACAAATAGGAGAACCATATATTCTGAATGCAAACAATAGTTTATCTATAACAAATATATATCCATTCCAACATTTATCTTATAAAAATAAACCACTGGAGAAATTTCAAATTTACTTGAATACTTCTTCTTATGTTCCTACTTATTATGACAAAAACAACAATGCATTGACTGTTTCGGATTCATCTATAGCATCGATAAATGTTAATGTAGATCAAGTTTTTGTAAAATCGAGAAACACATCATTAACTAACATAATTAGTCCGTATGAAATAACATCATCCGTTGATTCTATATCATACTCTCCAGTTTTGACTCAAAGTCTATCGTTAAGTCAAAGCATTTTCAATATATAAAATAATAAAAAACATAAATTTAAACTATTTATATACATATGGCATATCTAGATAATAAAACAATAATCGTCGATGCTACACTAACTAAAAAAGGTAGAGAGTTATTGGCACAAAATGGAAATTTAAATATAACTTCGTTTGCATTAGCCGATGACGAAATTGATTATAGTCTATATGACCCAAATCATCCACAAGGATCTAATTTCAACGATTTTGCCATAAGAAAGACGCCAATTTTAGAAGCTTTTTTTGATGAGACTCAAGTAATGAAATATAAATTGGTTACATTGAATCAAGGAATTACAACAATACCCGTTATATCATTAAACGTGACTAATATAAATGTTCCTGCGACTTTCACAGGCGATTCTATAATTTCACCAAGCACAAATCCGTCATATAATACGACTTTGGGATATACTGCTATATTGGCAAATAAAAACGTAGGAACAATCGTTCCAACAATCAATGTAACTGCAAATACTGTGTCAAATACTGTTACATCTTTTACAGGTGTTGCAGTCGAAAGTTCGCAAGTAGTAATCGGTTTACAATTTAAGTTTTTAGTAAATCCCGGAGTAGGAGAAACTACAACTACAACTATAACAATTATCGGAAATGAAAGTGGTGGAAGCGTAACTATTCCTGTAACCGTAACAGTTTAATTTTATGATATTTAAACAATTTGAATCCACTGATAAAATTGATGGAAAGATAAACAGAGTATCTTCACCATTGTGGCCAGCAGGCGATGTCAATGCGCTTCAATCTTCATTTTACACTAATCCATATCAAACCGTATCAACCGGATCAAATATAAATGATTTGAAAAACGGATTGTATTATACTGATGTATATTATGCAGGCGAACCTGCATTTTCAGTTGCATTTGGAAATCAATATGGAAGCGGAAGTTCAGTCACAGATGTAAATACTGTAAAAGCATTTCCAAGTAAAGTAGTATATTCTCAATTCAAAAATATACTATTAAATTCATCTGATAGAACATTTACATTTGCTACATCTTCGGCAACAACTTATATAAGTTCGTCAAATGTTTATGTAATTTCATTTACAACTAGTAAATTTAAAGATAGATTAGATGAAGGACATGTACAATTTTCTCTCAGTGGAAGTAACGGAATATTCAATTTTGTAGACGATTCTTCACCAGATACTGTATTGGATAGTTATAATATCGTTAGTGGAAGTATTCAAAACGGAGTATCAGTGACATATAAAATAAATGGTGCAACGGATTATCGTGGTTTAGGTAGAATTTATCCAAAAAATGGCATAATCGTATTGAACGCGGATAAAATATCGCAATTAGTTGGAACAAACTTGACACCATTATTAGAAATGACAGGTTCTACATATCAACTAAACCAAAATAAAATATACGATTCTATTAAAGTATGTTCGAATAGTTATTTTCAAGTAAGAAAATCAGAATATTTGCCATCAAAATATTACTTTGTAAGAGTTAAAAATCAAGAATTTAATTATTCTAATAATCCAACATTTGTATTATCACCTACTACAGGAAAATTAAGATTTACTGAATTTTATACTGATCCACGAACATATATAACTACTATTGGATTGTATAATGAAAATAACGATTTAGTTGCAGTAGCAAAAACTAGTCAACCAATCCTCAAAAAGTTTGATAACGAATGTTTGATAAAAGTTAGACTAGATTTCTAAAATGATTAAATCGTTAAAAAGAAATGATATCAGATACACCCCATTCGTTGCCAATAAATCCTGGAATTCTCAAAATCAAAGATTCGAAGATTTAATAAGTTGGCAAAGTGGAAGTGAAAGCGGTTCATTATTTTTGACTTTCTTTGATTACGGTGACGGAACGCAAATGTCATCTGTGTCATCTGCATTTTCGTCTGCGATTGCATATCAACAACAAGATGCAGATTTTTTAAAGTTCAGAATTGGAAAGGAAATAACAGGTTCCACATTTTATCCATTAGGAAATCAATATTATAATCCAGAAACAAATCCCGTTAATATTGATGAAACTTATCAATCATTAGTTTATAATAATGCAAAAAATTTCTATTATAAAGAGAGTGAAAATCCTACACAAATATTTGGATTAGAATCTTTAGATCCAAGTAATGTAAATAGAACTTTGCCAAAACAAATATTTGTATTTAATGTTTCTGTGAATAAATTCGGAGAAAAAATACAACCAAAAAGTATTAAAATTACTCACGACCTTCCTATTGGATATACAACAGTAATTGATGACGGTAATAATAATTTAAAAGTGAGTGGTAGCACATTTGCCGATATTCAAAACGCAAGATATAATTGCGTTTCAGCTAGTATATCACATGCAAACTTAATTCAAACTTATAATGCAACTCAAAAATCAGCATCAGTTTCTACATCACCTTCCAATTTAACCGTATCTACAACGTATAACGGAAATTCAAATTCCCCAACTAATGCTGGAATATATACAGTATTTTCAGAGATATCTGATGGATTTTATTGTGGAAATAAAACCGATTCTTTCATTATAAACAAATCACAAGCATCAATAACCGTCACTAATACTTCAAATACATATACAGGAAATAGATTTGATGTAACAGTAACCACCACTCCATCAAATTTAAATTATAACGTCGTTTATAGAAAAAACAACCCAACTGGCCCTATATCTGATCCTATTGATGTTGGAACATACTATGCAACCGTTACAATTGAAGATGTGAATTATTCAGGAACTGCCACAGGAACTTCAACAGTATCTTTGCCAGTTTCTGTCATAACTTTCAATTCTATTCCAAATGTTGCATACGGAGATACGTGGGAAATTAAACCAATTGCAGTTGACAATGTAAACAAATTTCCAGTTAATTTTACGATTACTTCTGGAAATAATTTGGCAACAATAAGCGATAACAAAATTTCATTAATTCCTAGTAAAACCGCAACTTCTTTAGGAACAGTAACCGTGACGGCAACAACTGTTCCAAATATCGTTGGAATAAGTCCTGTATCTACAACTCAGACATTCACGATAAATCAAAAACTACTTACAATAATTGGAGTCTCAACTACAAATATAATAATTGGTTCTGGAACTACAATTTCTATTAATAATCAAAATCGAACATTGAATGGTATAATTGCAGGCGATTCGGTTTCTATAAACACATCACCTTCAACAGGAACAATTACTTCGGATTCTAACATGGGAATTTATCCAGTGTCATTTAGTAATTATACTGTATCAGGAACTCATTCGTCTAAATATACTTTACAACAACCATATTTAACGGTTCAAGTTACATCAACAAAAATAGTTTTCAATTCAAATTTAAATTTTACTTACGATACTGCAGCAAGAAATGTTACAAGCATATTAACTAGGGAATCAATAAATTCTATAAATGATTTAACTATTAATTATTATTTAAATTCACAAAGAATAGGCGGAGAAAAATACAAAGGAGGAGTATTTTTATCTAAAGACGGAATTATACCAACAGACGTAGGAAATTATGTGGTGGAAGTTATAAATAATGAATTAATTGTAACAGAAGTTAGTAGCAAACAAATTTCTATAAAAAAAGCTCCTGCATATGTAAAATTTTTAAACTTAACTCAAGGTGGATCTTTCTGGATTACAACCGCTCAAAAATCTTCAAAAATAAAACCAATCTCAGAAGAAATTGTTGATGTAAAAATTACAGATGTAGAAATACCAGACAGAAATAATAAATTAATAAGTTTACCAAATTTAATTTCGGGTGCTATTATTTTATACAACGGAAGCCCAACAAAACCAACCACAGTAGGATCTATAAATGTAAGTGCAACAATAAATTCTCCTAATGTATATTACGCAAATACTCAAACATTAAGAGTTGGAAATTTCATATACATTGTAACTAAAGATTTATATGAAACATATGATTTTACATCGGATAATTTGGTAAAAGATTATAGTAGTTCTGTATATAATTTGAGAAAATATTTCGACCCTTCCGTTACTGGAAGTTGGTCATCTGTTACATCTACATATTCTGAACTTTCAAATTTTCCATATAAAGAT